CATTTGACGCCAGAGCCGTCGACGACGACCGGAAACCGCCAGCCGTTCAATCGCATCGGGCCGCCGTTGTAAGCCGCCAGAATCAACCGAGGGAGCTTCTTTTCTTCAGCGTTTCCCGCCTGAATCTCAACGTCCGCCTGCCAGCCACATTTGATCGGCGCGACAGAATCGGAAGTCTCGACGCTCGCGGAGATAATGTTTGCGTCACCCGGACGGATAGCTTTGTTCCTACGTTTGCGCGCCATCACGCCACCGCCTTCGAAGTTGCCGCCTTACCGGGTTGTTTCTTTGTTGGTTCGCCGTCCCTGCCGTCGCCGGTTTGGTCAACTGGCTCGGATCCAGCGGACGCGAATGTCGAATTGCGAATGAGCTCTTGATATTCCTCGACAGATACGCCGAGCGATCGAGCTGCGGACGCGAAAGCTTTCACCCAGTCCACGCCGCGCGCGGCATATTCAGCCGGAATCGTGGTCAATCCAGCCTTGAGAGCCGTCGATTTAGCCGCGGCGAGCTTAAGCGGATCGCCGAGCTCGTTACTATCCCAGTGCCAAGAGTGCGCGATCGTTCCTGCTGACTTGATATCTTGCGGAATGAACGATTGGCCGCGATCCGAAATCAAAGTTGCTTCGGCGAGCCAATCGTTGAACAGATTATCGAGAATGAGCGTCTTTGCTTCCGCTCGCTCGATTTCCCGATTGCGGAAATATATCTTGTGATCAAGCTGACCGGACGCGAAGTTTGATTCGCTGGAATCGGCTGCGATCACGTTGTAAGGAACATTTTCGCAACGTCCGATTTCGGCGATGATCTCCCGCTTGAACATCGGGTAGGTTGTCGCCGGATGTTCCGGCTTCATTTGGGAAGCCTGATACCCTTCCGGAAGTGCCGTGATCATTCGACGAGCGAGAGGTACAGAATCAACGAACGGCGCGAAAGTCTCCGCGTCGTCGGCGCCGGCCGTTGTCTGAATCAGGACCGCGAAATCCGCCGCGGTCTCCGCTGCGTCAAGCGTCGCCTGCGTGAATCGCCGGAGAGTTGCATAGAGTGGGAGTGCCGGGAGAATCTCCGGCAATCCGCGATGCTGTTCGGGCCGGTCCTTGCGGAACCAGTGAATAACGCTCTTCGCGTCCCATGCATCGTATTCCCAGGGGAAACCAACATACCCAGTCGCATAGGACCAGAACCCAGGATGAACGCGCAAAACGTGATAAGTGAGGGGATTCCCGTAATCATCATAACGAATACCGTCGACGCTCGGAACCAGCAAAAGCTGGATATCTACGAACCGGACACGGTCCGCTTCGACGACCTTTAAATCGAGCTTGACGGGATGATTGAGCTTCGGATTTGTGATCTTGAGCGCGAACGTCTCGCCGTCTTGTCGGCGAGCCTTGCGCATCACGCGGAGCTTGCCGGCAAGATCGACAGCGTAACTCCACGCCTGCCATTTCGCTTCGATGTCCGCGAGAACGTCGTCGGGAAAACGATCGTCGTCAATATGCAGACGGGGACCGGTCCCAACGAAATCGTTGGCAATCGTCTCGCCGACTCCGCGAGCATAGCAATTATTGTGGACTTCGTACCGGGCCCGGTTGCGCAGGATATACCGAATTCCCGGGTTGGCCGCCGCATCCGCCGCGAGTCCGTCCGCCATCGCCCAATGATTGGCGTTGTCGTCAGTTGTAAGAGCAGAATCGAACCGGCCCCGTAATGGCGCGGACTCCATTCCGCGCTTTACGGAACCGGAAGGCATCGCGCGCATGAGGCGCCGATAGGCTTGTGAATCAGCAGTCCCGGCCGCAGCAGACATGAGATCGCGGAGCGACTGATCGTCCGCGTCCCATTCTTCGCGACGAGCCGTAAGCCGCTGCTCGAGTGTGCTTCGAAACTTCGCCGCGAGCTCTTTTCGTTTCGCGGTCTCGTTTCGCTTGGATCGCCAATCAGAAATTGCCCGCAATGGATTCAGTGTTTTCAAAAGGCCCCTCCGTGGGGGATTCCCTTTTGAAAACCGAGACCAAAGCCAGGACGAGAAAATCCCTTTGCCGCGCGGCGATATTTGTCGGCTGCGATTTGATCGGAAACCGGACGCTCGCGAACCGTCATGCCGTCGACCGACACTTCGGCTGGCGCCGTCGCAGAGCTCGCCAACGAATCAACAATGGGAGTTTCGTCTGCCATTGCATAGAACATGCAACGCGACAGACATAGGAGCAAGCTATATTGTGGCTATACTGGCATGTGGAGCGTATATACTCCCACTAATAGGAAAGTGCATACAAAAAAATAAGATCCGTCAAGTCTATCTTTCGAGCGTTCGGATAGTTTTCCCGCAATTCCTGCAAACGCGATACCGCCGGATCACTCCATCCATCGGATCGGTATCGCGAACGCGGAGATCACGACATCCGCAGCGCGGACAGCAGAGCCCGGTTGTCTTGTTTCCTTCATTAACAAGATCGCCGAGCGTCCGCTGTTTCTTTGGTTGTTCGTCTGATTCCGCCAAATCGAGAACTCCCGTCCCGGGAAAGCCCTCTTCGCGCATGCGATCACCCCGCGGAGATTTCGTGTTCCTGGAAGTCGCCACACCAATCGGACGCTGCCGTTACTGGCCATGTTTTGTCCAGGCCATAACTCGAACTCGGCGCCGGTGCGTAACGGTGGCAATTTCCGGAAATACCGCCAATGCCAATGAGCCAATGCCTGCATGTCTGGCACGATGTGAATCTGGCCGCCGGCGCCGCTGGTTTATCCGCCCGCAATTCAGCCGGAGTCGAAGTCATCTCCGGAACCATGCCACCGAATTGATCGAAGTTTTTCGGTCGTCGTCCCATGATTATCTCCGTGTAAGCTCGCCGAGCGTCCGCTTCGGTCCGGCAACGCGCCGGCGCGGAGCCTCAAGCCCAAACAATTCGGCGCCACACATGGACGCCGCAACCGCGCACCCGGTAATCCCGTCGAGGAAATGGTTATCAAGATTGGGCGCGCGGATCTTCCATTCGTCCACCTGTCGTCCGCGACCCTGCGTTTTCACCGAGAACTCGGCGCAGAAATGATCCGCGAACAACCGGTGATCCTTCCGTCCCCAGAGCGACAGGCAACCAGGATCCCCCATTGGCGTTTTCAGCCGGGCCCGGACAAACGATTTCCACCAGTTGGCATCAAACAGGACGTGCCGGACGGTCCGCTTCGTCGAGGTGACAACCGGGATCCGCCAATGAAGCCCGACCCGATCGCCGGGTTTTTTCGTGTACTCATTGAGCGGCTTACTCGCGGCGCCAACGTACCGGCCGTGGCTGGGAAGGACCGGCGCGCCCCCCGCCTGCCGGCAAAACCGGTAGACGACATCGGTCGATTGACCCCAGTTGGCATCGATCAGAATCCGGTCGATCCGGACCGTCGCGCCGTCATCCCGCCGCCACCCGGTAGACATGAGCCGCGAAACGAGCCGCTCGAGCCCGGCGTAGATAAAACCCTCGAGACCGGCCGACGGCGCCGCGTCCTGTAGGGTGTTCCGGATCTCGGACGTCGCGACGTACTCGACTCCCTGATCCGGCTCCGTCCCATAATCGACAACATGCCCGGAGAAATCGGCGTCCCAGGCCGCGACAACCCACCAAAGGACTTTTTGTTGAACGTCGACAAACGCCGTGAGATGCTGAGCGGAGACCGGGAGAACTCGCCGATCAATCCCGTTGATCTTTTTCGCAACCTCCTCAACGCTCAATTGTTCTTCGGTAAGCTCGAGCTCGGGAAGGGGATCGTTCTGGTATTCGGCCGCGAATGCTGCGTCGCCGCGGTCCGCCCGGACGTTCCAGGCGTGCTGAAGGGCCGAAACGTCGTCCTCTTCCTTCCGATGTTCCCACGCCACCACCGCGCCGGCGTCCATTTCCGCCCGGCGAGCCGTGTAGAACTCATTGCAAACCCGCTGCACTTCCGCCGGCGATCCGTCGTAATCCCGTTGAGCCTGCCGGCGGAGCTCGACATATTCCCGCCAGAGCGATTCGGCGTCCGCCCAGCGATAGATCGTCTGCGTCCGCTCGCCCTGCCATTGGGGATTCCTGTCCCGCGACAGAAGCCGGTCCGCGAGATCATCCTTCCGGATCACCGTAACCGCCGCGAGCCCGGCAATCCGTTTCCCAGGCCCGGCGAGACCCAGGACGTCCGCCTTGATCACCCGCTCCCGCTGATCGCATTGCGTGACGCTCCGGGCCGATTCCGCCGTTTGCGGATCGTCGACCAGGACGAGATCGGGCCGGATGATCGTCCCGTCGTTCGTCGTTCGCTTTGTGCCGCGGATCCGTCCAGTTATGCCGGCGACGTTGACCGTCGCGCCGGACGCCTTCGCCTTTGGAATTGTCGGGAGAACAATCTCGTCCTCCGACATGCTGATACACGTCCGCCGGCCGCGGTAAAGCTGGCCAGAAGCCCGCTGGTGGATCCCGTCAAGCTTGCGGATCGGGTAACAGACCTCCGGGAAGTCCTGTCCGAGCGATTCGTTGTTCTCAAGCTCGGACAGGATCGACGCGAGCGATACCCGGGCCAGACCGGCTTCTGCCGAGATCAACATCACGAATCGGCGGCGGCCGTAAAGCATAGCCCACAGAGCCGCCCGCTCGAGGATCGTTGATTTGCCCGAGCCGCGCGGCATGGCGAGCGCGAACGTCCCGCCGTGAATTACCGCGGACTGCGTTTTCAAAATCGCTTTGTCGTGATCGGCGGAGAACGGGAGGGGAAAAGCTTCAGGAAAGTATTCGAGCAGGAAGGATCGAAGATCGTCCGCGCAACGCCGGCGCCGGGCCCGGTTTTTGATCTTCGGGATCTTGCCGATATCCCGGCCAGCGAGAGATCGTTTTCGCGAAATCTCGGCTTGTTTTGCTTTGTATTCGTCGTAACCCGGAGCCCCGGGTCGCATCCTGGCCATTCACGTGCTTCCCTGCGCCTCATGGCCGAACATGCTGAACAATTGTAAGTGCTTGAAGCAACTAAGTTTGTTTAGGATATTGGC